GCGGGTGCGGAGACTCTGGCTATGCGCCTGATGATCCACCGTGAGGAGCAGTTTGCTTCGACATTCTTCGCTAATGGTGTCTGGACAACGAGTGTGTCTGGTGCAGCTTCTGGTGTAGGAACCCCTGTCTACTGGAACGACTATACTAACTCAACACCTATCCAGAACGTCACAGATGCTCGTCGCACTATGCAACTTACCTCTGGCGGCTATAAGCCAAACACTATGGTTGTTGGTAAGGAAGTCCGTGACATTCTGATCAATCACCCAGACATTCTGGCTCGCCTTAACGGTGGCTCTACTGTCAGCAACCCTGCTCTGATCACAGATGCTAAGTTGGCTGAGATCTTTGAAGTAGAGAACCTCTACATCATGGAAGCAGTTAAGAACACTGCTGTAGAGGGTGCTGCTGAGTCTACTGCCTTTATTGGTGGTAAACATGCTATGTTGTGTCACACACCATCAAATGCGGGTCTTATGACTCCTGCTGCTGGTATGACCTTTGCATGGAACTCAATTCCTGGAGCAAACAATCTGGGTATCACTGTTGAGTCTTTCTCTGATGATGCACTCAAGCGTCAACAGGTTGCAGAGCACATCCAAGTTAAAATGTCTTACGACATGAAAGTAGTTGGCCCAGATTTGGGTTACTTCTTCAACGGTATCGTTCAATAATAGTTGAACTGGTGGGATGCTTTAGGGTGTCCCACCCACACAGGAGACCCCGACATGATTAGACAAGAAGACTTCCCATTCCAAGTAGATCGCCCCACATTTGTAAGGGTGCCCTTTACCGCTAACGGTAGACAATGGGCTGCTGGTGATCACTTCCCTTGGAAAGAGCTTAGCATAGACGATAACAAAGTCCGCATCCTATACAATCAAAGAACCCTCTTTCATAACTCAGCTAAAGAAGTTGGTATGCGGGTTGGAGACGGTCTTGAAGCTTTAGACATAGATGGACTTAATGCCCTCGTTGACAGTATTAATGAAAAGGTGAAAGCCGCTGTACCAACAACAAGAGAGTATGACAAAAAGCGTTGTAAGAAGTCTAGGGTACTAGATAAGCAACGAGGTATGATCCGTAGTTGGAGGCGTAACTACGGCGAGTTGGAGAACGGTTAATGGCTTGGACATATGATCCTACTACCCTTGGAACAGCTACTGCTGCTGAGAGGTTAAACAGTGTTAGGTTATTGTCTGGGGATACAGACACTAATGACCAACAGCTTCAGAATGAGGAGATTAACTTTAGTCTTACTCAGACAGGCAACAATGTTTACTACTCTGCCGCTTGGGTAGCTAGGGCCATATCGTCTAAGTACTCACGACTGGTTGACACAGAGCTTGATGGTGTCTTAACCTCTAAGTACTCTACTCTGGCAAAGCAGTACATGACTTTAGCAGATACTCTTGAGTATCAAGGTAAGACTGCTGGTGCTGTCATAGGTATCAAAGCCGGTGGTATTAGTGTAACTTCTGTTAAGGCTGTTCGTGATAACACTGACAGAATAGAGCCCAGCTTTAGAAGAGATAGGTTTAAGAACCCTGCAAGTTATAACGAATCCGACTCTTACGGCTACAACAGTTAGGGCTGAGTAATGTTTAGGTCTGGTGACTTATATAGACTTGTTAATGACCACGGACAGTCTCTGACTCTGCGTAAGGTTACTACAGATGGAAGCTATGACCCTGCTACTGGCAGTAGGTCAGGAGAGGCTACAACAGACTACACTATACTAGGTTACTTTTATAACTATGCACTAGGAATAGCTGGAAACACTGATGAAATCGTAAGAGGGTCTCGTAAGCTTCTTATCTCTGCTCAAGGGTTAGCTATAACTCCTGATGATGAAGACCTCGTTATAGGTAACGGCGACACTGTAAAGGTACTTTCTGTGACTACTATCTTCTCTGCTGGTATCCCTATCTGTCATCTGTGTACTGTGCAGGAGTAATTATGACTGTAAAACTAGAAGGCACGTTTGAAGAAGTTATAGACAAGATGGAGACCCTACCTTCAAAGGTAGTTTACGACCTTCTTTCTGAGTCTGTAGACTTCTTAATTAACAAGTCTCCCGTAGACACAGGTGCTTATATAGAGTCTCACGCACTTAGTTCTGGCGGATCAAAGACTCGTAGCGTAAGTCCTAGAGGCAGAAAGAAAGGTACTGGTAACAGGTCTAAGGCTAAAGAACAGCTTGAGGGTGACTTAGCAGAGTTAGACTTTTCTCAGAATACCTTTGTTTTTAATAACCATGCTAAACATGCTTGGGTAGTTGAAAATAACCCTAGAGGTAAAGTAAAAAGCCCTCACATTTATACCCAGTTACAAAACTACATAGGTACTGGGGAAGTGAAGGTAAAGGACCCAAATGGCTAGTATACATAAAACCATCAGAGCTGCACTAGAAAGTCGACTAGCCACCCTAGCCACTGCTAATTCTTTTTCTGTAGCTTACGAGAATGTTTCGTTCAACCCTATCACCGGCACCTCTTTTGTTCAGTGTGAGTTTATTCCCACGCAGCGTATGAGAGCAGCAAGAGGTCCAAACGCTCAGATACTTTATAGGGGCATCTTCCATATAAACGTACATGCACCAGAGAATGCTGGACCCGCCGCAGCAGAAACCCTAGCTGAACTAATAATTGACAACTTTGAGTCAAACACTGACGTCTCTTACACAAGTGGCGGAACAACAACCATCGTGTCTATAGATTATACTGAAAGGGCTCAGGGCCTATTAGACACACCTTGGTACTACATACCGATCACAATCGGCTGGTACATTTATAATTAGGAGAATAACACATGCCTACCTTCGCACAGGGTTCACGGTCTAGCCTAAGCTACGTTACTGAATCCACATTCGGGACTACCCCTTCTGGTAACTTCCAGAACATCCCATTCACTTCACACGGCCTAAACCTAACTAAAGATTTAGTTGCTGGTACAGATATTCAAGCTGACCGTATGCCTCGCCATGAACGTCATGGTAACAAACAATCTGCTGGCGACATTGTATGTGACCTTCGTAAAGGTGACTTCGACCCATTCCTTGAGTCAGTCATGCTTAACACTTGGACAGACTCTGGCACTAACGACTACCTTACTGTAGGTACAACACCTAAGTACTTCTCCATTGAAGATTACTCTGCTGACATTGATCAGGCTCGTTTGTTTACAGGTCAAACTGTTTCCACTATGGGCATCTCTATTGCCCCTAACCAGATGGTAACTACTACTTTCGGTATGGTAGGTAAAGGCATGACCATGAGTGCCACAGAGAAGACGCAGGATGCAGCAAGCACTAATTCACCTTTTGATGCCTACTCAGGAGACCTACAGATTGGTAACAATGAGGCAGGGCTTGCATCTTCTGCTATTATTACTCAGATCGACTTTAACGTAACCAACTCTTTCGCACCTACCTTTGTTGTTGGCTCTGATGAAGCACCAGCCCTTGAGGTTGGTCGTGCAGAAGTTACAGGTTCATTCTCCGCATATTTTGAAGACGCTTCTCTGATTAACCGTTTCCTTAACGAAACAGAGTCAGCTATTCAAGTGTCGGTCAATGACCCAACTGCTGCTAATGCTTACACCTTCCTATTCCCAAGAGTTAAAATTAACTCTGCTGACGTAGGTGTAGATGGCCCAACAAGCCGTGTAATTAGCCTTGGCTTTACTTCACTCTTCGATACGACAACTGCAACTAACTTGAAGATTACTCGTACCGATACCTAATCCCTAGCTAGGGCGGGGGGCATTGGTGTCGGGTCTGATGCTCCCCTTTATTTCTACCCGACATAACCCTGACAGGAACCTGACATGGACTTAATGAACTTAAAACCTACCTCCGATACCGTAGAAGTACTCTTAGTACACCCATCTACATTGGAGTCACTCACTAACCAAGACGGTAGTGAAATGTCTATCACAGTATACGCTCCTCATACTAAGGAGTATAAGGCTGTGATGCACGAACATACAAACAAACGTATTGCAAAAGCATCAAAGAGAAAAGCTACTAACTTTTCCGCAGAGGAACTAGAGGCAGACACAATCGACCTCTTAGTTCGGACAACGGCAGCTTGGGATATTACTTACGATGGTAAGAAGCCTAAGCTAACACCGGCACTCTGCAAAGAAGTTTACACAAACTTGTTCTGGATTAAGGATCAGATAGAGGAGGCTGTTGCTGACTCTGTGGATTTTACGAAAGCCTGATCCAAGACTTGCTTGAGTTTGCGGAACATTCCTTCGCACTCAACAAGACTGATGAAAGTGGAACAAGCGAGCGTGAGCATCTGGAACAAGTAGAGAGGCAGACGGGTATTAGACCAAAGGAATTAGAGGGACCAGACTTCCCTTTTCTTTTGTCTCATATCTGGTCTGCCTTTATTGCATGTAGCAAGGCTAGGACAGGAGGTTTTAGTGGTGCTAACCCTCTAACCTATGAGAACATCAAGTCTTGGATAGAATTAACAGGCACACCCCTAGACCCCAGAGAAGTAGAAGCCGTCAAAGAACTTGACGTAATATACATAAGGACGCAGTAATGCCCACAGTTGACCTCAGATTCGTAGTACACAACAGGAAAGATATTGATCTGGCAACTAAGTCGCTAGTTGCGTTCAATAAGGTCAGCGTTCATCGCCAAAGTAACTACGATGCAGAAGCCGCCGCCGCTAAGAGGGGTATGACGGCTACTGAACGGCTGATTAGGTTAGAAGATAAGCTTATCAAGCAGCGTCTAAGAGACAACCTTGTTGGAGAGGCTAGGACACAGCAGATCCAAGCTCACGAACGTATCTTGCAACAAGAGATAAGAACCCTTCAAGACTACATAGACACCGATAAGGTGCTAGAAAAAGAGCAGAAAGCTGCTATTAGAACCGAAGCAAATTTAGCCAAGCAGCGAGAAAAAACTAAGAACGATACCGAAAAACTTCGGAAGACCTATGACAGTACTTACGCTGCCACTAAAAGGTACAAGCAGGGCCTTAAGGATATAGACAGAGCCTTTGAAGGTATGGAAGACGGGCCTGAAAGAGCCTCCCGTGCAATTAAAGCACTAAAATCTGATTACCAAGCTTTCATAGCTGCAAGTAAAAGTGGACAACTTGTAGACGCAGGAAATCAGTTTGCCCGTTATGGTGATCAAGCATACAGAGCCCAACAGAGAACCAAGAGGTTTGCATCAGTTGGTCTGCAACAAGCAGGTTATCAGGTCAACGACTTTATCGTACAGATTGCCTCGGGACAGAACGCCCTCGTAGCCTTCGGGCAACAGGGTTCACAGTTAGCTGGCATCTTTGGTACTAAGGGTGCTGTTGTAGGTGCGGTTATTGCCGGTGTAGCTGCACTGGGTAACTTAGCTTATCAAGCTTATATGGCTCAAGAGGGTATTAAAACCCTTGAGGATGCTCTTAGTGATCTGGGAGATGCGCTAGGGATGGTAGCAGACGCTGAGCAAACTCTAGAAGACCTTGCATCTGGGGATTATCTAGGTCACATGGCAGACGAGGCAGATCGACTTGCCGATTCACTTAGGGCACTAGGCCTAGCTAAAGGTCTGGCTGAGGTAGTATCGGGTATGAAAGCTGTAACTGATACTGATATGGGTTTCATGGACGAATTTATAGCAGGAAGTATTGAAAAATCTAAAGATTTAATACCGTTTTACAGGATGTTTGCTACAGACTTTTACAGGGAAACTAAAACTCTCACGGAAAAGATGCAAGACGATCAAGCCCAAAATATGGCTGCTAGTCTCTTTGGTAAGGACTCTGGAAAGGTTGGGTTTACGGAAGCCTTTTTACAGGACTTAAGAAAGCTACAGGAAGCTAAGGCAAGTGCCGAAGAAGTGGCAAAAAGAATATCAAGATTTACAAAACAAGCAGAGATTTGGGGCTTTGATGATGCTACGACAGAAGGTAAGGCACTGTTTGAGGAGATAATAAGGTTAGGAGACGGCGCTAGGAAACTAGCAGAGGCGCAAGCTGACTCTGTTAGACAGGAGAAAGATCGTAGACAGGCTGTAGACGAATCTGCCACTGAGATGGAAGCTTTCTACAAACAAATAGAGAAAGAGGACAAAGAGTACTGGAAGCGGTACTACAAGAACTATAAGCTACAGCAGAAACAACAGGCAGATCGTCTTAAGGCTGGTATAGCTGCTGCTAAGAAGATTGTAGATGCTCAAGAGAAAGCCGCAGAGGGTGGAGCTAGGGTACAGCTAAAGTATGAAAATGCGGTGGCGGCGGCTAGAGCTAAACTTAAGAAGGCTGAGGGTGACGACGCTACTGCTCAAAGGAGGGAAAAAGCCCTAGCAGCCAAGGTAGCAGAAGAGCAGGTTAGGGCTCAGTACGAGAGCTTAAGATTAAAAAGTGGGCAACTTCAATTAACCGCAAAACAAACTACTGAGATGGATAACCAAATAAGGTTAGCCAGAGCTGCTGCTACTCAGGCTGTAGTGCTTAAGTACGAAGCTGAAGCTGCTGCGGAGCAAATAAGAGAGCAAGCGAAGGCTGCTACAGAGTTAGCTAATCAAATCGAACGTGCTAAAAGGGCTTATGAGACTTTCTTAACTAAAGGTCAGTCAGAAGAAGTAAAACTTGCGGGGCTTAGAGAAAAACTTAGAGTGTTGCAAGAAGGTGGAACCTCTGGTGAAGCAAGTGCTGCTGAGAGGTTACAGGTCCAGAAAGATAAAATAACAGCTGAGGTCAACGAGCAAAGAAGGCTGCAAAGGGCGTTGGGAAATAAGCGGACCGAAACTGAGGCTGAGATTACTGAGGCCGCAACCAAGCGGTTAACAACAGCGCAGCAAACCTATGATGTTGAGCTAAAAATCGCCAAAGAGCAAAAGAGTAAAACTGGCGGCGGTAAAACCCCTAAGTCTGCCCTTGAAATTCTGCTCAAAGAAGAACGGTCTATGAAACTTAAGCTAGACCAACGTGAAGCACTGATAGGACTTACTGACCAAGAAATACTGCTAGAGAACACCAAGTATGCTCTAATGTCTAAAGTACAAGAGCAGATGGCTACTATGAGTGAGTCTGACAAAGCTGCTACTCTGGCTAAGATAGAAGGTATAGCTCAAGAGATGGCTGCTAGAGAAGAGCAGATTAAGCTTTTACAAGAACAGGAAGCGCACCAGAAGAATGTAGCAGATACCATAGCTAACAATATGGGTAGCGCACTTACATCTATAGTAGACGGTACTAAGAGTGTCTCTGATGCCTTTAAAGATATGGCTAGGGCTATTATTGCTGAGTTGTATCAAATCTATGTTGTTAAGCAGATCACAGGTATGATTAGTGCTGCTATAGCCCCGCATGTGCCTCAAGTGCCTAATGCTAATGGTAATGCTTTCTCTGGTGGTAACATAGTACCTTACGCTAGTGGTGGAGTTGTAAGTGCTCCTACTATGTTCCCTATGAGCGGTGGTAAAACTGGACTTATGGGTGAAGCTGGCCCAGAAGCTATTATGCCACTTAAGCGTGGTAAGAACGGTAAGCTAGGCGTACAGGCAGACGGTGGCTCTGGTGACGTTATTATTCATCAGAACTTTAACTTTACCGCTAACGGTGACGAGAGTGTTAAGAAGATAATAGCACAACAAGCCCCAGCTATCGCTAACATGACTAAGAAGCAAATACTAGATGATCGTCGTAGGGGTGGTCAGATGAAACAAGCGTTTGGGTAAGGAAACCTCATGGCACTAAAGACTGCACCAACTGATATAGGCTTTGCACAAATAACTCTTAGTGCTATGAACGCTGTTGCCACCTCTGAGTCTCCCTTTAC